TTTCTGGTAATTTATTAATATTTTGTAGATAGAGATTGATTAAACGCTTAAATTGCTTTGTAATATCGCTATCATCACTTGATTCAATTACCGTTTTTAACGGAAGAATAGATGAACCGCTTTTTGATTTAGACATAATATATATATTTGTATTATTATTTATTATATTAATTATTAAATAATATAATCAATTTTAAATAAATTTAAGATATTTATAAAAATTTATGTTAATTTTTTAACTGATTCGGCATATAGTTCAATCTTGGTTTTCTTTTTACCGTGTTCGTTGTTTAATGGGATATTTAACTTCTCTGCGATTTCAATCAACTCTGGAGATTTATAACTACTGATTGATTTCAGGGGTTTCTCAAGGTTCTTAACATAATAATACTTGCTTACCGCATCCTGAACTTCTTCATTATCAAGCCCCATAACAATCTCAAAATTCTTATTGACTGATGATGTATTTTTATACAGTAGTTTAATTGCCTGATAGGTATCCAGATTATCAATTGTCTCGGTATTGTTTTCTAAATTATTATCAGTAAAGCAAGCATATGTATTATTGTCTTTGATTACCACGATATCAATATTGTATAAAATACACAGAGCCTTGAATGTATAAAGCGTGATTTTCTTATCATTTGTAATCTCGGTTGTAATAAAGTTCCTTTGAATTTTATGTTTTTTTAGCAGTTCTTTGCTGTTATGTATTTTTTCAATAGCCTCAATTTTGAATTCTTTTTCAGTAGTAAAGGTGTTGATATACTCTAAATCTTTATTCGATACCTTGAAATGTAGTTTGTAAAAACACCAAAACAGTGTATCAGTTAATTTATATTTATTAGAATGTGGTGTACCCTCCCGATGCTTTGATTTTCCCTTATTATAATCGGGGAAAACGCTGCTTCGTGGGGCGTTGCTGTCGGTAGTTAGTTTTTTGGGAAACTTCTTATCATTATTGAATGGTTTAATATCGGTATTGATTGGCTTATTGTCGTTATAGATTGGTTTATTAACTGTGATGTCTGCGGTGGGTTTTACATTGTTTAACATGTATTTGTTTAAAACCGAGACAGACGCTTCGTTATCACAGTTAATATTTAAATGGTACATTGTCTAAATATTATCATATATACTATGGTGTTGTCTTTAATATTGTTTTTTAAATATTATATACATAATGGTGTATAATATTTAATGTTTTTGTTTTTTTTTGAGGCATACAATTTATTCTTCGTCTTCTGTTGTCTCGGTAGGCTTATCTTTGAAAAAATCATTTTCAATATTCTCCTTCTTTGATTCATCAATATTGATAAGTGTTTCTTGGGTCTTGATAAAGTTAATATATTGCTTGATTTCATCAATAATAACTGCTGGAATATTATTAAGATTAATAAAAATACCGTTGTTGTTCTCCGTGAGTTTAATATGGTTCTTTTTGAAAATTTTGGCGATGTCTATATGGCGAGATTTATCAAGTCCCTCGATGATTTTCCTGATTTTTTCCAGGTCATCATAATCCACCGATGGAGGTGTTTCAATCACATCCTGTGTAATAATTGTATTGTTTTCAACGTCCATCTACATTATATAATAATATCTTTTAATATCATTATATTAAACATTTTAAGAACAAAAAAAAACAAATGAAATAGTTTTAGGTAAGGGTTATAATTTATTCCTCATCACCGTCACCCGATACATCGGCTAAACCTGCTTTAGATGTTTCGTAATTATTGATATGTAAGAATTCGGCAATTACAGAAATAAACTTGTTATTTAATTCATATCTTTGTCCTAATACCTTGATTCTAACAATATCTCCCTCATTGACGTCAGAATATGGAGCACTTTCAAAATGATGGTCCCTCGCAATAAATATTACAAAAGGACTAATTTCATCGTCAATCTCCGCCCGAATACCGACCTTGGTAATAGATTTTACAAGACAATCAAGTTCCATAGACTCAACCGTGTTTGCGACAAGACATTCATATACAATATCAAATAGAACAAAATCGGCTGATAATTCGCCAGACGAATGAGATACTAATTTTACAGAGTTAGGCTTAACAAATCCCTCGTCAATACATATCCCCTCTACCTTGTGTCTAATTACAGTCTCTAAATGATTGAAAATTTCCGAATTTAGTTTTGAGAAATTAACATATATTTTTTCAGTTAGTAATACCTTTGTGTAAATTTGATCCGAGCTCATCACTATTATTATAATATTAATATATAAATAAGTGTTCCATTAAATCAATTTTAATTTATTCAAAATATTATTAATTATAATTATTAATATTTTTCAATGGTATTTTTAAGAAGATTTTATTATTTTGTTGATTACCGCATGGTTTGTTGATAGAAACCAATTCGTGAAATCTTTTTCCTTCTTCAAATCAAATTGCCTAAAATACATTTCGGCAATTGTGCACATATATTTACCCAGTTTATGTTCGCCCGTCAAGTTATCATACTCTTCTTTTGTTAAAAAATTATGTATAAAAGAATCATATCTATCTATCATTGTGCTAAAATAAGAGCATACCTTACCTTTTGTAAATTTTTCATTACTCTTTTTGAGGTAAATAATTTTAAATTGGTAGAATTCTGACTTTTTTTCAGGAACATCAATAAAAGCGTAAGCACTTGGACGATATTCCTCATCAGGGAGTGTATATTTTGATTTGATATTTGGACCCAAACTTGTATAATCAGTTTGTTGTCCTTTAATTAAACTTATTTTGCCCTCTGCGTTTTTCTTCAACATGTATATGGTATAAATATCATTAATATCGCCTTTGCTGGGTATAACTACGCATCTAAGTGTAGAATTATTATGCTTAGCCTCAACGATACTTTGCTCTAAATACTCCTTAATCTCTGAAAAGAGTGCCTTGTCTTCGCCTGAAGTATTGTATATATAACTAATCAGGTTGAGATATGATTCTTTATCTAAATTATCAATTAAAATGTGTAAAATAATCGTTGGTAATAATTCTAAATCAAATTTCAAAATATTTTTGTGTCTAACATCATTATTAAACCATATCACATAAGCAAGGAAATTATATTTGCTATTTTCTAAATTTTTAACATATTGTTTCTCTCCACTCATAATATTGGTTTGATGATAAACTAAATCCTCAACTACTTTTTCACCAGACACTATATTTGCTTTTACCGTTTCATCGGTTTTAGTTGGACCGTTTATTTTAATATCCACATCATCATCATTAATAACTGGTTCATCTACTTCATATGTAATAGAATCAATCATACTATTTACTGGAGTGCTTCTATTGTATATTGATGTCTGTTCATTATCTAACTCTAATGGTTGATAAATATATAAGTTATCAATATTTATTAGTCTGCCCTGCCTGTTATATTTATCGGTTATGCTTTGTAATTCATTATTGATTAATTCGTCAAGAGCATTATTAATCGCCAGTAAAGAAAAATCATCGCGCATATTTATAACGCCAATTAATTCTTCCTTTCTGTAGAAATAATTTTCTTTGAATAATTCTTGAATGATTTTTATAATTTTACTGTTGGTTGTTTGTAAATAACTATCATTATATGTTTTTAGATTATCCTCTTCTCCTTCCTCCATGGTATAATCTTCTTTACTTGGATTACAATAATATTCGCACGATGCCATATAATCACATAACGCAGTAAAAGGTTTATCGCCAACTTTATATTTAACTGTCTTATTGTTAGAGAGAGTTAATTCCAACTCGTTATTTGCCATTTCACTCATCTTGTTTTCGTTGAATAAATTTAAATCATAATTAAGGTGACAATCTACGCTGACTTCTTTCAATATTCTCGTAACATTACCGATTAATTTTGCCTTTTCCTCTGCCTTTCTATATATCAATAAATCAATTGTTTCTATGGTGGGATTAGATAGTAATGAGGCATACATAAATATTTGAACATTTCTCTCCGCGAGTGGTAAATCTTTATGACTACAGGTTCTTACACCTCTACCGATAATTTGCTCTATCCTATTGATATTGTACCACGGCTCTAATATATGAATTTGTCGGATATACTTGAAATCTAAACCCTCACTACCAGCACTCGATATTAATATCACTTTAATATTTTCACCATAAACATTATTAGAATCATTACATGATTTCAACTCAACTTCTTTGTTGGGTGATAATATTTTGTCGCCCGTAATCATAATGTATTTCGCACCCCTGAATTTTTTATTCTCTTGTAATGCCTGCGATTTTGGTTTATAGGACACAACATCTAATTCTTCTACTGGTGGCGTTCCAAATAACGAGCGTGCTCCACCACCATATCTTTTAAATCCATATGCTTCTAATGCTAATGCGACTGGTATTAATCCACCGTCTATAAATTGCGAATATATAATTACTGGACCAGTTGAGTTCTCAATAGAATCTATAATATTGCTGATTTTTGAACTATAATTTACCAAGTTCTCTCTTAAAAATACATTAGGTGTGGATTCATCCTTAAATTTATAATTAAATCTGTATCCCTGCTTAGCATCCTCTTCATACGACATAATATTAGATAAGGCACTCTTACCTACTAATTTTTTAACATCAAGTTTCAAAGATGTTACACTTTCTATTGGTGCGGTTTCTAATTCTTTCATTGGATAAACCATATTCAGTGCTTCTAATGGTTTCAATAATAATGTGTATTTATACGAATCGCTGCCCTCGTTAAAATCGGTTTTGTTTACGATGTAATTATACACCTTTTCTTGGTATTCACTTAATTTTGATACATAAATATCAAAATAAGATATTTTGGTTGGCTCTTCAAACCTATTACCTAATACATTATTTACAGGATAATTGAAATCAGGGTGTTTAATGCTGTTATTATTATCAAATACCTGTGGTAATATTCTGTAAGGGAAGATAAATGGATTATCACCCTTAATATAACTTACATACCCATTCAACTTTCTCTGTAATAGTTCCTTGCCTACTTCATTACCGTCTTCATCTACAATAAATTCGCCATCATTATTGAATACGTCTTTAACATCTATAACGCTACGATTATCGTTTGAATTTAATAAATTGATAAGGAAAATAATCTCCTTATAATCATTAAACATCGGTGTTGCTGATAATAACACCAATTTCATATTGGATACATTTTTTACCAAATTATCTATTTGTTTTGCTACTAACTTATTAGAAGTCTCTTTGGAATCTCTTACATTATGGATTTCGTCTATAATAACCAACCTATTACTAAAGAATTTCTCCAACTTATTTTTAATTAATTGGTTTTGTTTCTTTTTGGTAATTTTTGGATTATCCTTAACTATATTATTAATGTTGGAGTGTTTATTAATCAAATTAGCCAGTTCAATATAACCAACAAAGATATAGTAGGTGTTGATGATGTTTTCAACCAATCTTACTACTTTCTCTCTTGAAATTTTGGACTGTAAAGCATTAATCTCGTCCAGTATATTTTGACCGGCACAATTATTAATAGTCCAGCGTTCATTAACATATTTCAGTTTGGTTTCATCGAACAATTGTAATCTAAAATTGATTTGAACGTTGGGAGACGCAACAATTAATATTTCCTTATCAGTTCCGTTGTATTTCATATATCTTCTGGTTTCTTCTGCTATACCGATCGCTGAACATGTTTTACCAGTTCCTAAACCGTGATATAATAACATACCATTATACGGTGTATTTTCAGATAAGAAGTTTTTGATGAAATTTTGGTGTGGTGCCAGTTCAAAATTTTGATTACATAATTTCTCGCCTTCTTCTCCAATATCTTTGTTGATATTTACATTCTGTTTATATTCGTTAAATTCTTTCTTCTGGCTAATTTTCAAATTCAAGTATTTATCATCTAATTGTGGGTATAAATAATCCATTTTATATTTTTTATCATCTGCGTCAATATCTTTATTAGCAGTATCGTCAATCATTTTACTATTCAGTATTTCAATGGCGTTTAAAAAATATTGAGCGTCTTTTTTACTGTGTAAATCATTTTTATTTTCTTCCAGAATGCTCTTATCAAAGTTGTAATTGTTGATATTAGTTTTAAATAAATTATGTAATACGGGATTATTTTTACCTTTTACCGCGTCTTCATCTGGTTCGACTTTGTCGTCGTCAATTTCAACTTCATCTTCATCATCATCGTCAGATTCTTCTTCTTCTGATGCTTCTGATTCTTCTGATTCTTCTGATTCTTCGTCGTCAGATGGTTCTTCATCGTCAGATTCTTCGTCGTCAGATGGTTCTTCAATTGGGTCATCCTCTATTACGGGCTCTTCATCTTCGGTTGGTGCTTTTGTCCCACCGACTAAATTTAAATTATGTATATCATTAATGTGTTTGTATAGTTGTGTAGAACGTGTTTTATTAATTCCTACTGTTTTAATTTTCCGAGTAGTTTTCATTATATATTAAATATATAGTTTATATGTTTTTAATAATTTATTTAATTCAATTAATACTTTTTTCTTTTCAATACTATAATCTCTGATGTATTTTTCCGCCACATTTATATCCACCCATTCTAATTTACTAATTTCAGATACTTGAAATGTTTTAACTGGTGGGTCAGTATTATTTATAAGCCCGATATAATATTTATGCTTGTATGATTTATAGTTAGACCCTGTGAAAATTTCTTCAAGGGGTAAGATGTTGCTGATTTGTATTACCTGTGATTTATCATACCCTGTTTCTTCCTCAAATTCTCTTAAACCACAGGGTAAATCTCTCTCCTGATAATTCCTCCTGCCCTTTGGAAATCCCCATTCAGGCTCTATGTATTTTTGTGTGGTTAGATTGATTATATCTTCTAAATTATATGTATCATTATTGGATTTAATTCCGCCTAACAGTTGTTTAAATTTATATTTTGAACTTTTCTCTTCATTTTTGTATTGACTGGTGATATTCTCACCCCATAAATAGTTCCATAGGACATCAAAATCGTTGTTTAAAATGAAATCTCTCTCGCTTACAGTCATTTTATCAAATAGATTGATTAAATATTGCTTATCATCAATATTATATTTGCCTCTCATAAAATCTACGAACGACAAACTGTCTTTGCGTCTAATTAATAGTGTTTCGGTGATATTTTTATTTCTTCTAATGGCGATTACACCAACGGAGGTGATTGGTATTTTACACTGATGGAACAAGTGCCCTAACTTCGAGCAATTGTTACAAAATACTGACTTCTTATTAGTATTCATTATTTTTAACTAATATATTTGTATTTTTGTTTTTATATGCTTTTAAATTTTGTTAAATCTCTCTGTGTCGTTGATGTATTTGTTTTTATTTATTATAAAATTGATAAAAAATAAATAAATTTATATATATGGTGTAAAGATGAGCGAAACAGAATTAAAATACTGGGATGATGCTGTTAATGTATTAAGCGATGCGTTTGAAACCGAATATTGGAAAAAAATAGAAAACCACGATGGTTATTCAGTATCTACTGAAGGGCGTGTTATGAATAACAAAACTAAACATATTTTCAAACCGTCTCAGGATAAAAATGGATATAAACATGTTGGCTTACGAGTAGATGGAACATCTACTAAATATTATACCGTTCATAGATTAGTTGCGTTGGGATTTATTCCTAACCCAAATAATTTAAGTGATGTAAATCACAAAGACCCAAATAGTGTAAATGATAATAGTGTTAGAAATTTAGAATGGATGTCCCGTATGGAAAATACACAGGCAGTAAATACTAAAAAAGGGGCTGGTGGTTGTATTTCCGTTGTATATAGTGAAGCGGATAAAACTAAAATAATTGGTTGGGATGCTAAATTAAGATATATGGGTAAGATGTATCATTATTACGATAATGATAAGGAGGCTGTAGAAAAGTGGTTAAATGATAGAAACGAAGAAATTAAGAATAAATTACCAGTAACAGATTTAACCATTAAAAAAGACCCGAAAGGTTCAGTATCGGTTTGTAAAAACAGTTGGAGAGTAAGAATAGCACTAAATAGCGGGGATAGATGGACTAAATCGGTAAAAACAGAAGCAATTGGAAATAAGTTGAGAGATTATATGCTGGAGAATGTAAAAAATGATAATATCAAAACAAAGGAGGATGCGGATGAATATTTCGCAGTAATTAAACCCACTTTGTAAAAAAAAGAAATCAACATTATTATATCTATACTACATCCAATCACCGCAAGTCTGTTCGCCATCACAATCGCTTTCCTCGCCATCAGGGAATTTAACGAATTCAACGCATCGTTCCATGATATATTTGTCTAACAGATGAAACATCTTATTAGTATGGCTGAAACTAAAACCATAAAATACCTTTTCCAATACCGGTTTGCCGTCAAAAGAAATAATAGTCCGTTGATAGGTTTCATCGCCTACACGGTTATAAATATGTGCAACCTTTAAATGTGTGTATTCTTCTTGAGTATCAAACTTATCAGTCAAGTTAGTAAAACTAATTTCATCGCAGAAAATTTTCATTATTTCGGAATTTTTAACCGGTCCGAAATTCTGCCTTGTTGAATTTATCTTTGTGTAAATCTTAATCATAATGCTAATATTTTGTTGTTATAATCCGATTATGTTAATAGGTTAGTATTTTATATTTTAAACTCAATTTTTTTTTAATAGAATAAAAATATATCATCTATATTTTGTAAAATATAAATGATATTTATACAGTAGTAATACCGCATTTATGGTTTCTTCATTATGCCTAACTCAATATCTACATCTTGATTCCATACATCATCTTCATCATCATCTTCACTATTACTATTGAGCTCATCTTCACTAACAATTTCTTTATCCATCTCTTCGTCGCTGTCTTCATTTGCTACTATACTTAAGGTTTCTTTCTGTCTTCTCTGGTTTCCTTTACGGGAACCTTTGCTTAATCTATCTTTAATTAATTTTTTACCAGAGACAATTTTGTTTAACTGATCAGTTACATCAGTATCACTCATTCTCTCGCTCACTTCATCAATTTCGTTCTGTATCTCGATCCGTATTTCTTCATCTAATGTTTTCCCGTTTTTGGATATACTACTTGTTGGTGATTTTGAATCGGGCGATTTTGTACCAGCAAAGAATCTGCCTACACGAGCAAGAGGAGTGTCTCTGGTTATGGCTTCTAAATGTTCTATTGTCTTTGGTCGTTCCAATAGTGGGATTGGGCGCACGCTGAAGTCTGGTCTTGTAAATAGATTATCTGTTGGGTATATTTGCTCGAAGTTTAACATAATTTTTTTAGGAATTGCTGGAGACTGTTCCAGTAATCTATCATATTCGGTCTTAGATTCTTCTACGAACTTCAAACCGCCAGTTTTTCGCTCGGAATAGGGAATTGCCAACATTAAACGAATATTTCTGGATAATAAACTGTGTGCTAAAGACGCAGCCCTGTGATTTTCCATAAGTTCATTTACTTTTAAGAATTGCATAACTGTGGCGATAAGTCCCGCAATAAGATTTAATCCACCAATCGCAGAAGGAGCAACAGTTCTCCAACTTTCGGGTAAGGTGGATTGTGCGAAATTAGCAGTTCCCGTAATAGTTGAGAGAACGATTACAGGCAAACTGAAACGCATATTTAAATCCTTATAGAGTAAATACGCGCGATTGTGCATGAATCTATAACAAGCACAAGTCTCGCCCCACTGTCTTAATATCAGTTCATGTTGGGCGTTCCAATCATGTGAATCGTCTTCCATTTTATATATAGCAGAGAAATAATTTTTCAATATGTATTATTTTAAGAGAGATAATAACTGTTTGTATCAAATCTCTCCATTCATTTTAACATTTTCAAAAATATAAAAAAAATATATGATAGTTTTAATAGAATATACAAGTAATTCGTATCTTTATATAATCTGTTACATAAAGTCATATTGAATTACATCAAAGATAATCCACAGAAGAAACCAAGTAATAGCCCACATAAGGTGATTATCAAACGAATGGGGGAGATACCGCTTCCATTAGTATAGTACAGTATCTTTAATGTATTCAATTTTTTAATATTATAAAAAAGTTAATGTTAGACCCAAAAAAAATTGATGGACGGCGGCGGGCTATATTAACCCGTATATCAAAGACAATATCAAGACATATGAATACGAAATATAGACATAAGAAACAGAATGTTTTGAAGAGCGAATATATAGCACATAATTGGTGTTATACGCTGCTTCAAAAGTTGAATGAAAAAAAGGAAACGAAGGTGA